GTGTAGCTGAACGCTGGCCATCTAGGATCAGACGAGGTGCGGCAATTTTGCCAATTTGCACTATCGGTGGTCTTATGATGCAGCGCACAGTTGCAAGTATTATCGACGAAGGTTACAGAAGAGAGCTGGCCGAAAGAAATACTATCGCTGATATGTACCGTGGTTTGCGAGATCACTATATGCCCAAGGTGTACATCGGTTCTGCAATTATTGCAGCCGTTTTGCTCCTGGGTAAGGTGTATTCCGCAACCCGTGGTATGGAATCACAGGGTTCTCTTACACCCGAAACTCCAGAGGATGTTGCGGCGCGTGATGCGTCACCAAATCCCTGGTATACCGGATTTTTCGGTTTTAGTAGAGCGAGTATTTCAGAAAAGGCTAGGACTACGACTCCTAGCGATGTAAGTAGGAAGGTTTTCCGCAACACTGTTTACCTTAAGACTACTCACTCCAACGAGTTTGGAAATGCGTTGTTCATTAGATCATGCTTATTGCTTGTTCCTAATCATTACTTTGATGACAGGGATGAATTGCAGATTGAAGTGACTACAAACAATCCTCTTACTCGTGGAAAGAAGAGTCTAAAGGCCAGTATTTCTAAGCGATTTTCCTGGAGACCACAAGGTCAGGCAGACATTCGTTTTTGCTATTTGCCTATTGGTGGCGATTTCGCCGATATCTCTGATTTCTTCCCCGAATCTCCGATGCCGGGAGATGGAGTCCTAATGAGATGGCGAGATAGTGAAGCAGAAGAATGCCCGATCTATGGAAAGACCACACCCAGTATGACTGGATATGGCGGTCTAAAGTTCCAGGGTGGCGTCACTCGCAACATGACAGAGAATACGTTCCGAGGATTGTGCGGTGTACCACTTGTTGGGCAAGGCAGAGATTCTGCCATCCATGGTATTCACGTTGCTGGAAAGACTGGTGAGAACAGAGGCTGCTACTGCTACGTTTCACGTGAGCATGTAGACGAAGCCGTTGTTAGATTGTCGGAAATGGCTGGCGTTGTATTGCCAGCATCCCAAGGCGTTTTTGAAAAGCAAATTCACGGTCGTCAGGTAATCATCGATGAGAACCTACACCCTAAGTCCGTAGCGAATTTGTTGCCGGAGGACAGTCACATTGCATTCATGGGCCACACTGGTGGCCGTGTCACCTCTCGCAGTGATGTGAGAGTGACACTCATTAGTGAACATGTTGCAGATGTACTGAACGCTCCAAACATCTATTGTGGACCAAAGATGAAACCCGAGCGATATGCTTGGGAAACTAATCTCCGCAAGATGATGGAACCGGCTAAAATGTTTCCGGGAGAACTGCTGCATCATAGTGTCCAGGATTATATGTCCCCTATCCGCGAGTTGTTTCACCGTAAGATGTGGAACGATATTGGACCTTTGACAGAGCAGCAGAATTTGTGTGGTATTCCTGGCAAGAAGTTCATTGATGCAATGAATATGAATACTGCAGCTGGATTTGCTTTCACTGGCAAGAAGAGAGACTGGGTCGAAGAAGAAGTAGACCTTGAGACTAATCTCTTAACGCGTAAACTTAATTGTGAAATGCGTACGGAGGTAGTCCGTCAAATCAATTGCTGGCGTGATGGAAAGCGTTCGTATCCTATTATCAATGGTTGTAAGAAGGATGAAGTACTATCTAAGGTGAAGTGCAGAATCTTTTTCGGATCAACTATGGCATTAGTGTACAACGTTCGAAAGTATTTCTTGCCAATTGTGCGTGTTTTCCAAATGAATCCTCTAACTACAGAATGTGCTGTCGGAATTAATGCTCATGGCCCTGAGTGGGAAGAGCTTCGAGAGTTTATTCATGCGAAGGAGAATTTATTCGGAGGAGACTACGGTTCATATGACACCAAGCTTAGTTCGCAAC